CAAACGGAGGGGACTAAAATGAAAACGTTTCTGGAATACTTTGCCATCATCATGGTGGTTTCGCTTATCGTCGGAATGCTGTTCGGCCATCTCTGTATCAATGAAGACCGGGAGGACTAGCGCATGAACGGTGAAAAGTTTATCCCGGCCTTTACGCCGGAAGCGATCGCCACTCGCAAGACCTGGCAGTACCGGGCGATCGAGCTATGCCACGGCCACCAGACCATGCTTGGCTCGCTAGTCGTCGCCATGACTGGCCGCTACCAGAAGCCGCCGTGCTTCCACCCACGCGGCGCCAAGATCACACGCGAGGGCCAGGTCATTGCGCTCTACCATGATGGCCACGGCTGGAAGGAAAGGAACCTGTACAGCAACGTGCAGGAGTTCACCGATATCTTTCGCGGCCTCGCGGAAAGTCTCAGCCTCTCCGATGTCGAGGAGGAATTGATGTTCGAGGAAATCCGCAAGTTCATCTTCAAGGACGAGCGAGCCGTCTCAAATCTCGACGGCGGCGTGAACTACCGCAAAGGGCGCAATTAAGCGCCCTCCTATTTTGCTTTGACGAATTTTCGAACCTCTAGCGGCCCAATCCAATACATGCTTATCCGGTTTAGACACACAGCCCTACAGCTAGTGGTCATCATCGCTTCTTGACTGTGCCGGATGTTTTCACTTCACATTCGGCATAAGACGTTTCGCATAGCTCGTAGACGCCGATTTGAACCGTTTCGCCCATCTCGGCTATGTCAACGAGGCGCTCTCCGGGGACGGGATAGGTAATATCGCCATCTTTTTCCATTTTCACGTACAGTACCCTTGGGAATTTCATTTTCGTCATCCTTCCTGTTTAAACTACAGCTAGCGGGTTTCAGACTTTGTGTGTGGCAACCGGATAAGCATGATCCAATAAATCCAATCGTAAACAAAATGGTAGGCACCCACATCGCGTTTCCCAAAAGCATAACGATCCGTCCGCCACAGAAGTTGGATGCGCCATAAAGTTAGACAATTAAATTTTCGCCAGATAGGCACGATTCGGCTCCTAATTATTCAGCCGCAGCCGCACACAATCGCATGTGTGCGAGCATCGCTCGGCCAACATACTCGGTATAGGCAGGCGGTATCGCCTCGCGCAATTCGTCGCGCACCATCCAATCTATACCCATTGCTTTGCGCGCCAGCGCCACGCCAGAGAAATTTCCAACAACGTGCATAAATTCGCCGTCGCGAACCGGTCGGCCCATCTTGCGGACAGGTGCGACGTGATCCGGGTGGTGCGGCGCTTCAATGGGGAAAGAGCATTCAAAGAGCCGGTGCCGGTAAACTCTCAGGCCGAACATCGCGCCGCAAAGTTCAATCGGATTTACTAGGGGTGCCCCAACGACATTCTCGATGGCATACGGGACGCCTGCGGCCCGCAGCCGGAACCGGGTGGGCCATATTAGATCGGCATGTGCATTGTCTCTAATGCGTTGGCAGCGCGTATATGCCTGGCAGGGCGGCGATGCGGCTATCGCGTCAAAACCATCCAGCGGAAAGGTCAGCGCGTTGGCCTGGTGGAACTCGTAGGGGTAGTGAGGCTGCGGCTCAATATCCACGCCGACGACCTCAAAGCCCGCACGCGCATAGCCTTCGGAAGCCCCGCCGGCGCAGCAGAAAAGGTCAAGTAGGCGAGGTTTCACGGGCGCTCCTAAAGTGTTATCCCGCGCTCGCGGGCAATGATTGGCACCTTGGTAAGCATGAAGGTCCGGCCAATCTCGATACCTTCCTTTTTGAGTGCCGTTAGGCGCTGCAGATCGTTGGTGTACCGCTTGCTGTCGCTTATTTCCAAGATGCGCCTTACCTGCGCATCGGTCATCTTGTGCTGGCGTTTGGAGCCATTCTTGACCGACCGCTGCGCCAACATGAAGGAACGCGCATCGGCCTTCATCGCGGCCCATTCGTTTGCCGATCCAAAGCCCGTAACGGCACAAATCAGAACGCAGCACTTCGCATGAATGTCGCCGCGAGCGTCCATAAAATCGGCCATCCGGCTATCAATTCTGCCTGCAGCTTTCGCCAAACACCCGCTTCTGGCGACTATGGCCTCGTCTCCCTTGCGTAAATGGTGAATGAAATCGGCGCGGGTCACATTGCGGCTTTCGACATACCATTTCCCGACAGTTCCAAACGCTTTTAGAATGTCGGCTCGCTGCGCAGCTTCCGGGTATCCGGGCAACGGGTTGATATAAGCGCGCCTGTGGACCGTTTTTGCCATTGTGCGCATAACCTAAAATAGGTCTGGACAATAGTCAATAGCGGTGTTATGTGAAGGGTGAGAGTTGGACACCGATTGTTAGAGGACGCCATGTACATCCAAGCCCAGAGAGAAGCCGGAAAGTACGCAATCGAGACGTTCTGCGAACTCGCGCCGATCAACCGGCCGAACACCTACGGCGGCTTCGAAACGGTCGCCTGCGCTGTTGCGTACAGCGATAAGGGCCTCCCGTCGCATTCGGTTCGGCTGTTTCAACCACGCGAGGAATAGGCCGCTGACTTAGAACGGCACTTCGTCGTCCGTCTCCATAGCCGGCGCCGCTTCCTCAACGGGGGCTGCGCCGGTTTTTTGTTGCGCCGGTTTCGTGACCGGCAGGTGCGGCCGCAGTCCGCCCTTCCAATATTCCAGCATCATGCGCTCGCCCTCTGGCCCGTTGCTGCGCTTCTGCACCCGGCGCTGGAAGAAGATATCCGCCAGTGGCGTGTCTTCGGTGATCTTCGCCTTGCTACCGCCACCCGCCCAGGGCGAAAGCACCCGCTTGAAAGTCTGGATTGCGCGTGGTTTTGTCGTCCATGCGGTCGCGTAGGAACCGATCGAGTTGCCCCTCTCGCTCGACCGCGACGGGTGAACGATCGAATAGGCGGTGAAGTCGTACTCCATGCACCAACTGTCGATCAGCCTGATCAGTGCCATCGCGGTCGCGTCGTCGTTCCGGGTGTTGTCCTGAAAGATGATTGCGTCCATAAGCCCGTCGAAAACAACCAGCGTATGTAAACCAGAATTGCGTCTGGTGGCAATGTGAGACAGGAAGCGACGACCGAAGCGTGTAATCAAAACTCCATCGCGTCTTACAACAAGGATCGGGCGCGGATGCTTGCGAAGTTCCCATATATGCACTCCCTTGGGGCTTACGGGCTCGTCTTTGTTGCTGTTCTGAAGGACTTTGCAGATCATGTGGACCCGTCGCGCCATTTCCTCTGGCGAGTTTTCGTAGTTCATATAGACGCACTCGCAAGGCTCCGTCTTGTCCTGCCCCATGACGGGCAAGCCGGCACTTAAGGCAATGGCGTCCTGCAAGGCGCTGCGGGACTTCTGCGTTGCCGATGGTCCCTCAAGGAACGTGTTCATGTTGCGCTCGCACCATATCGGGATCAATTCCCGCAATGGCGGAAACGCTCGGCTCTGGTATTGGTCAGCACGCAGCGGAAAATCTTCGGTATCGAAGTTCTCGTCCATGAGAACGATCGACTGTGCCTCGCCTAAATCGGTTACTGCCGCCTGTGGTGCTTCCGGCAACTTATCGAGGGCGGCGCGGAAGGTTTCACTCACAGGCGGCAGTACTCTCGCCCCAGGCTCATTTTGGATGTAGCTGGCGGCGTGAGAGACGATGAGCCGAAGCTCATCCTCCAAGGTGTTCGGGATGCAATGGGGATACCAGATTTCGAGCATTAGTTGCTCTGCCATGTCTGGTGATAGATAGAAGCGGTCCATAAGAACGCAGGCTAACTCATAGATCGTGTCGTTGCCGAGGGCGCCGAGGGTGGCGACGTGGCCAGAGGTGACGCAATTATTCAGGTGTTCTTTTGCCCGGCCGATGTTTACTGCATCATCCTCTCGTGTTCCGCTGACGCGCTCGATCTTTTCAACATCGGCAGCTTTTCGGATGCGTACACCGCTATATCCGTAGGAATTAAGGAGAGCGCAACATCGAGTGGAAAAGTCTTCAAGAACCATTTGGGTAACACAAGGTAGCGCGGATTGCGGCACTGTGAGGGGCGTAGCAACGTCATCGAATTGATCCTTCCCTATCCAGGTGAACGGCTGCTGCGTTGTCGGGTGGATGCCGAAGGCGACGAACTGCAGGCCGGTGCCGAGGACTTCCACCTTGTCGGCAAACTGTCCTGGCGCCGCCGCGTCGGTGAGCACGGTCACCTTGCGTATCGGGCTTTCATTCCTATAGCAGAGCATGAAGCCTTTGGAGCCGACGCGCACCAGCGGCGTCTCGCCTAGCATCTCGAATGCGAGTTCCTTGACGGCCGCCGCGTGCTCCGGGGTCTGCACGTCAATGTCGATCGCGGCCAGGTGACCAGTGCGCAACCCGGTGCCCCTGGCCGAAGGGTGCGCCTCGCGCATTGCAGCCAATCGCTCGACCGTCATCGGGCCGCTCGACCAGCCGTGCGCGACGGCGGCTTTGCCATCGACAGCGATCGGCTCGTATCCATTGGACACAAGTTGTGCGTCTTCGGCCGGTGTTAAATTTATTGCTTGCATTACCCCTCGATGGGGGAGTAGTTACAGGCATCGAGGGAGCCAGTCAAGTGAACTTCCAACTTACCCCGCACATCTTGAAGCAGGCGTACGATCTGCTGTCCGCGACGGAACCATTCGTGCGGTGGAATTTGCCTGACAGCGAGGACATGAAATTCACGGTGGCCAGGGATAAGACCTGCTTCGGCTGGCACGACAAAAAAGCCAACGGCCCGCATAGGATTGCAGTCTCAGCCGCCCGCGTCGGCAATCTTTTCGTCCTGCTGGCGACGATGGCGCACGAGATGGTTCACGTCCATGAGCATCGGATTGGAATGCGCGGCAAAGCGGAGAACACGATCGCGTTCAAGAAATTCGCGGCGGATGTCTGCAGGGTTCACAACTGCTTCGATCTGAAGTCGTTCTGATGAAGCTGGACTACAATCCAGCGACCAACGATTTCATTCTGCGCGTCCCCCGCAAAGGCGGTGCAGACATTCAAGACTTGATCCGCAATCACGGCTTCGACTTCAGCTTGCCGGCGAGCACGGACAATGAAGCGGTGCTGTTCACTAAGGAACCGTATTGCGCGGCGACGTTTTGGGAGTACACCACCGAGCGAGCCAAGCAACAACTAGGAGTGATCTATGCCGAAATCGAAGCAAGTTGGAAAAAGGAAAGTTCAGGGCATTTCCGCTGCCCACCTGATAAAGAACTGTGGCCATTTCAAAAAGCTGATCTTGAGTACGCGCTTAGACGAAGAAATACTCTCATTGGAGATCAGCCGGGGCTTGGCAAAACTCCTATTGCAATATGCTATGCTAACGAAATCGCAGCAAAGAGAGTGCTCGTTATTTGCCCGGCTTCTATCCGCATTCAATGGATGAACAAGATACGCGAGTGGAGTACGATGTCCTACCCGATGATCGCGCACCCGATCCTGCACGGCCGGCATGGCGTCAACCCCGATGCGAACTGGACGGTGGTGAGCTACGAATTGGCCAGGTCAGAAGCGATCGGCAAGGCCCTGGCGAAAGGCACCTATGACCTGCTCATTCTGGATGAAGCACACTATCTCAAGACGATTGATAGTCGCCGCACACGCGCTGTATTCGGCGGCGGTGAGAAAAGAACTTTCGAGCCGATCGCACCACGGGCTGAAAATATCCTTGCCCTCACCGGAACCCCACTCCCTAATCGACCGCGTGAAGCTTATACTCTGGCTAGAGGTCTGTGCTTCGATAGTATCGATTGGGTCTCGGAGGACCAGTTCAACAGTCGTTTCAATCCATCCATTCGTGGAGAGCGCGTCGATCCTATCAGTGGACGGACGATTATTTTTAACGACGAACGAACAGGACGCCATTCTGAGCTACAAAACCGACTACGCAGCAATTTTATGGTGCGTCACCTCAAGCGAGAGGTTATGCCGCAACTTAAAATGCCGATTTACGACATCATTCAACTGGAAGAAACGGGGCCAGTGAAGCAGGCGCTCGAAGCCGAACGGTTGCTCGACATCGACCCGGAGCAACTGGAAGGCGCCGACATGACGGCCCTCGGCCATATCGCGGTGGTGCGCAGGATGATGGGCATTGCGCTCGCCCCGCAGATCGCGCAGTACGTCGATATGGTCATTGACGGCGGCGAGGAAAAGCTGGTGCTGTTCTGCTGGCATATCGAGGTTGCCAACATGCTCGAAAAGGCGCTGCACAAGCGCGGCGTCATTCGCGTGTCGAGCGTGGCCGACAAGTTCAACAAGGTGCAGCAATTCATCAAAGACCCGAACAAGCATATCATCCTCGGCAACACCCTCACCCTGGGGACCGGCACCGATGGCTTGCAGGAAGTGTGCTCGCACGCAATTCTCGCGGAGCCGTCATGGACGCCGGGGGACAATGAGCAAGCATTCGACCGGCTCGACCGGGGCGGCCAAAGGCGGACGGTTCAGGGCGATATTATGGTCGCGCCGGGATCATTTGCGGAAAAAATACTAGCATCGTCGTTGCGGAAATCGCGTATCCTTGATCGCGCTTTGGATAGGAAAGTCTGATGCCTAGCACGATGGTCGCGGAAATTCGGGCGGCAGCGGCGCGGGTCAAGAACGTGGACCGGCGCTGGCGGCTCTACAATGCGGCCGACTTTCTTGCTGGAAGGCTCCATATCCTCGCTATGGCGGGGGACCAGGCCAGTTTGCAGGAGGTTGTGGCCGCTTACACCATCGCCGCCAGAATAATGCGCGAGGAAGGCTTAGAAGCCGCTTGACAGCGGCGCGGTCCTATGAAACAACGGCGCGGTATTCAACAGGAGGGACGAATGCTCAAACTCGATCAGAAGGTTCTTGAGGCGGTAATCCTCAACGGGAACCAGCACACCTACACCAGCCTGTGCATCGTTTACCAGGCCGACGACACGCAGAAAATGCAGATCGATCGGACCCTCCAAAAGCTTCGCAAGAAAAAGCTGATCGCGTACAAGCGCGTCGGCAAAAGTGTCATTTGGTCAGCCGTGCCGAAGGTGGCGGAAGCCACCCCATAGCCGGCTTGTTGCCTGGCCGCGAGTGCGGACAACGGGCGGGGTCGATGGCGCCTGTACAGTGCTTGAGGCCCCGGAACCCGGTGAAGAATGATCTGAGGTCATGAACTCGATTGGGGTAACGTCCTACGGGCAACGCAATTCAACAGGAGCGGAAAATGCAAATCACTGGTGGTAAAGTTTCCTTCAAGCGCAGCTATCAGCCGGAACAGTACGGCAGCAAGGGCGCCGAGGTCGAGATTTCGTTCATGATGGCCGAGGGCGAAGAACTCGGCACCAAGCTGGACGATGTGGCCAAGATCGTGAAGACCAAGGCCCTGCAGCTTTGCAACATCAAGACTGAGGCCCTTGGCAACGCGCCCCCGGATGTCGTGAAGGTGGCCGAGAAGATCATCGAGCAGGCCCTTGCGGAGCCGACCGAAGCGAAAGCCGAGAAGCCGGCCAAGGCGAAGGGCAGGACCAAGGCCGATCTGGAAGCCGAGAAGATCGCGGCGGCTGGCGGCGGCAAGGCCACGGTCGAAGCTGCGAAAGTCGAGCCGGAAGGCGAAGACCTGGGCGCTACCTTCAACGAAGACGCGACCCCGGAGCCGGAAATTCCCGACACCGAATTGTCTTCGGCCATGAACGCGACGGTCGGCCGGCTCAATCCGTCGAACGGCAACACCACGCCGAAGCTCATCAAGGCGCTGATCCAGACCTTCAAGCCGCATGACTTCCCGGCTGATGGAGTGTTCAAGAGTGGCCAGATACCGCAGAACATGCGCAAGCAGTTCTTGGCGAAACTGAAGGAAATGAAATGACCCTCGATTTCTTTTGGGGTCTGCTGACAGGCGCCGCCATAGCTTTCTTTCTCGTTTGGCTGTGGCGGCGGCAAGGTTCAAGCGACTGACGATAGAAAAGAGGGAACCATGCCTGAAACACTTCCAACGCATAGCCCGCTAGGGGCGTCGGCCGCCGAACGCTGGATGAATTGCCCCGGCTCTGTCGGCCTCTGCAAGTCCATCGTCGGACTACCGGAGCCGGCCGATCCCGAATACCGGGTCGAGGGCACGGCTGCCCACGCAGCGATCGCCTATTGCCTTACCGGAAGCGGCTCCGATGCGTGGGAAATCATCGGGCAAAAGTTCGAGGGCGCCGAGGTGTCGGTCGAGATGGCCGACGCCATTCAAATCTTCATCGACAAGGCGAACGCGCTCGCGGCCGGCGCCGAGGCTACCTACATCGAGGAACACCTGAAGGACCCGGCGAACAAGTGGGCCTACGGCACGATCGACTTCGGTGCCATCCACCCCGGCTTGCTCTCGATCCTCGATTTCAAATACGGCCAGGGGGTCATGGTCGAGACGCGCAACAACGTCCAGATGCTCTACTACGCCTACCTGCTGCTGCTGAAGCATCCTGACGTGCGCAAGGTCAGCATGGAAATCGTCCAGCCGCGTATTTTCCGTGAGGAACCGGAGGAACCGTGGGTGGTCGATGCCGAGTTCGTCATGGAGTGGGCCGAGAAGACCCTGATCCCGGCGATGAAGCGCACCGAGAAAGACACCACGCTGCTGCCTGGTGAGCACTGCCGCTTCTGCGATGCCAAGGACGCGCTGGCGTGCCCGGCGCTCAAGGCGGCATTCTTGAAGGTGGCGACCGCCGAAGCGACCGTGGCGAAATACCCCGACGCTGCCCTCCTGGCCGACTGGCAACTGCGCGGTCCGGTCAAGATGCACATGAAGGCGATCGACGACGAAGTGATGCGGCGCCTGATGAACAAGCAGATGCAGGGCAACGGCATCGTCAAGCTGGTCAACAAGAAGGCCAATCGCGTGTGGACGCCGGAAGCCCCGGAAGTGTTCCGCAACAAGCTTGGGGACGCGGTGATGAACCCACCGGAGTTCAAGTCGCCGGCCGAGATGGAAAAGATTTCACCGGAGGCGAAGAAGATGGTTCACGAATACGCCTATACGCCACAGTCGGGTTACACCGTGGCGTCGATTGATGACCGGCGAGCTACTGCCCTGCCGAAGTCCGCGACGGAGGGTTTTGCCGGGGCGCTTGCAGCGGTCGATGACTTGTGATACCCGTGAGAATATCTCGTTGGTACTGGCATCAGCCTCTTTCTGAGGTGGCCTAGAAGGGATTGCGTACTCCCTGAGGAAGCAGACCAACTACTTCCTTGGGACCATTACGAAACGTCACAGCAACTAACGCCAGGAGATACCAATGGCAAAGAACGCACACGATATCCGCTACACGATGACCAAGCAGGGCCTTATGGCTCATCCCCACGTCATCGTTCCTGTTGCCTACGGGCAGAACCCGAAGCCCGATGCGAAGAAGTCGTATTCGTGCAGCTTCGTGCTCCCGCAAGATCATCCCGATGTTGCTCCGATGAAAGCCGCGATCGTTGCCGCAGCCAAGGCCATGTGGCCGGGGCTGGACATCGTTGCGGAGGTCGGCGCCGGCAAACTGAAAGTCCCCTTCAGTCAGGGCGACAAGATGATTGCCAAGCGGGTCGCCAAGCTCAAAGCCGGTGGCAAAGAGTACAAGGGCGATGCGGATTTCCAGAAGGGCATGATCGTGTTCAAGGCTTCGTCCGATTTCCCACCGGCTCTCGGCGTTCGCATTGCCGGCCAGGGGGATATCGACGTGACCGAGGACAACAAGGGCCTGCACAAGAATGCCTTCTACTTCGGCAGCGAAGGGTTGGGCGCCTTCACCTTCCGTCCCTACGACGCGATCGGTGAAGACGGCAAGCCCGGCGTGAAGATGTACCTCGACATGGTTCACTCCCTCAACCGTGGAAAACGCATTGCCACTGGCCAGCGGTCAGCGGCGGAAGCGTTCAAGGGTGTTGCGGGATCGGTGGTCGATGTTGATCCGACTGCCGGTGCCGAGGAAGATACCAGCAGCGAAGGCGAAGCGTTCTAACCCGTGATTGGTTCCCTCTTACACGGGTTTTGAAGGGCGGGGTCGGGCGTCCCAAAGCAGCGTACCGACCCCGTTTTCAAATCGGAGGATTACACATGAGCAGTCCTGAACGAAAAGCTCAACGTCAAGCAGAATTTGATGCAGAGGATCAAAAACGCCGAGCGGAGGACTACCGCAAAGAAAAGCTGTCGATGTGGGAACGCATAGAAGAAGCTGATGCCAGTGAGGACGTTAAGGATATTCTTCATCGCATAACAACATTTCTTGTACTCGAATGAAGCAGTGGGTGGTCATCGACTTCGAGACGGCTTCCTCCTGTGACCTCAAGCAATGCGGAGCAGCACGCTATGCGGAAGACCTCTCGACGGAAATCCTCTGCCTCGCTTACAGCGTTGGAGGTGAAGACGCTGCTGTCGCATGGTGCCCCGGCCGGGATCGTTCTCAATTACTTGCTCTGGCAAATGACCCGGAAACGATCTTCATCGCGCACAACGTCTCATTCGAGAAAGCGATCTGGCGCAACATAATGGTGCTCGACTTCGGCTTCCCCGACATCAAGAACTCCCGCTGGCATGATACGATGGCAGTGGCAGCGCACAAGGCGCTCCCGCAGGAGCTAGAGACGCTGGTGAATGTTCTCGGCCTCGCGCAGAAGAAAGACATGGAAGGGCGCAAGGTTACTCTCGGAATGTCGAAACCGGATAAGGATGGCAACTATGACAGATCACCCGAAAAGCGTGCCCGTGCGGCGCTATACTGCCAGCAGGACATCGCGGCTGAAGTTGCCGTTCACAAGCGCCTGGGTTGGCTTCCACCTACAGAGCGATCCGTATGGCTTCTTAATCAGCGTATCAATGAACGCGGCCTGCGGCTCGATCTCGACTTCGTTCGCGCTGCACAGAAGGTCGTGGACGACGCGAGCAAGCCCCTCCTTAAAGAGTTCGCTGCTCTCACTGGTGGACCGATTGTTTACAAGGGCGCGGGCAAGAAGCCGAAGAAAGTCTCCGGGGGTCTGGAAGTCACTCAATCGGTAGCGTTCCTGAAATGGCTGCACACACAGGGGGTCCACATTGACAATCTTCAGAAAGAGACGGTCGCGGAATACATCGGGGACATCGAGTTGGTGGAGGACGATGACCTTCCCGACGACGCGGAGCCGAAGCTGGACTTGTTTGCGCCTGCTCATCGTGCTCTGCGCATTCGCCAGCTTGTCGGCAGTGCTTCTGTCAAGAAGCTCAAAAGAATGGAAGCCTGCGTGTCAATGGACGGGCGAGCACGCGGATTGTCACAGTATCACGGATCGGCCCCTGGACGAAATACTGGACGACTTCTTCAACCATACAACTTCCCACGCGGGACGGTAAAGGTCAGCGGCAAGGCGCCACCGCCGCAGATGATGGTGGACGCGATAATGACTGAGGACTACGAATATGTCGAAGATGTTTGTGGCACTGGCGCGGTTGAAGCGGTTGTGTCTTCTCTGCGCCATGCACTGGTTCCTAATCCTGGGCGGGTTTTTCTTTCTGGCGACTACGCTGGCATCCAAGCGCGGGTTGTTCTAGCGGTCGCACGGCAGCTAGATAAGCTCGACCTGTTCTCCGACGATCGCTTGAACAAGAAGGGCGAGGATATCTACCTCGATATGGCTGCGGAGATTTTCAAGCGCGTCTGTACGGCAGACGACAAGGTGGAGCGGCAAGCCGGCAAGAACTCCGTACTCGGCCTCGGCTTCCAGATGGGCGCCAAGAAGTTCCGCTTCAAGTACGCCAAAACCGACACACTGGCATTCTGCGAACGCATTGTACAAACCTACCGCAAGGAATGGGCGCCACTGGTGCCGGGGGTCTGGTACGGGCTCTCCAAGGCGGCGGTGAAGTGCGTCCACACCGGGCAGCAAACCGAGAGCCACGGCATCGAGTACGCGATGGAGGGGGACGCCATGAGCGCACGCCTGCCCTCTGGCCGGAAGATTTGGTATCAGTATCCGAAGGCACAGCTTGAGCCGATGCCGTGGGACGAGAGCGATCTGCGCATGGGCTTCCGCTATCATGTGATGAAGATGGGCCAGTGGAAGGAAGTCAAGGCGTTCGGTGGGTTGCTGACCGAGAACGTGGTCATGGGGATCGAGGTTGACATTCAGCGGCGGGCACAGCAGTTGTGCGAGAAGAACGGCTTCCCGGTTGTGCTTGAAGTATATGACGAAGTTGTGGTAGAACCTGAAGTTGTAAACGCCGACGAGAAAGCTTTCAAGCAAATTCTACTCGACGTAGAGCCGTGGGTGGACGAACTCAAAATCCCAATCGCCGTCGAGTGCTGGTCGGGCAACAGGTACAAAAAATGAAAATCATTGCATTCGATCTCGGCCGCAACTTCGCCTGGGCCTATAACGGCATGGATGTTATCCAGACGGGGAGCATCAACTTCGGTGACGCCCCGCGTGCTCACCGGCAATGTGCGCTGCTGGAATACCTCAAGAACTTATATGTCCAGTTGGTAAATGTGGAGGCCGTAATTTATGAAACACCGTTTGCGCGAGGACGCGATGCTACGCGATCTTTATGGGGCATTGCGGCCATTATTGAAGCGACTGCTACGAACGCCGGATTGCCAGTGGTGGACGCTGCGGTGCCGACGATCAAGAAGTTTGCTACGGGGCACGGCAAAGCGTGCAAGGAAGACATGATTGCAGCCGCACAACGGTTCGGTTACATCGGCAAGAATGAGCACGAAGCGGACGCGGTGTGCCTGCTGAAATACGCCGAAGCCAATCTTGAAAGGGTTTTGAAATGAAAAGTATCCTTACTGATGCTGAACTAGTCGGGTACTTAAAGATAATTGCGAAGTCCGAAGGGAATGTTTTGCAGGCGTCCATCGCTTCTGGTGTAAACCGTTCGCAGCTACAGCTATATAAGCAGCACGCAAAGGCTCGTGGCCTTACCGCTGAGAGCAAAGTTGTTGATGACATGGCCCGGCTCAAGCAGGAAATCAAGTTGAAGGACAAGCGCATCGAGAACCTGATGCGCGAGGAAGAAACTGCCGAGAACATCCGCAAGACGATCTACCAGCTTGCCGAGCGTACCCCGGAGCCGCCGACTTGGATACACAAGGAAGGCAAGGCCGGATCACGCGGCGCCCCCATGACGATTTGGAGCGACTTCCACTACGGGGAGAAAGTCTCCAAGGATGAAGTCGGTGGCGTCAACGAGTACGACATGGACATCGCCCAAGTCCGCATGAAGAAACTGGTGAACACGACGATCGACCTGGCGTATAACCACATGGGCCGGGCGAAGACGCAGTACCCCGGCATCGTGATCTGCCTGGGCGGCGACATGATCGGCGGGGACATCCATGAGGAACTGGCAAAGACGAACGATCGGACTACTCAGCAAGGGATCAATGACCTTACTGATATGCTTGCTGCGGGCCTCGATACGATGGCAGGAAAGTTCGGTAAAGCGTTCGTACCGTGTGTTGTGGGAAATCATGGACGCTCAACGAAGAAGATGCAAATGAAGCAGCGCGTCTTCACGTCGCACGAGTGGAACATCTACTGCAACCTCGAACGCTACTTCCGCAAGTCCAAAAACGTCCAGTTCATGATCCCGTCCGAAGCCGACGCCTTCTTCACGGTCTTCGGCCATCGCTACATGCTCACCCACGGCGACAGCCTTGGCGTCAAGGGCGGCGACGGCATCATTGGCGCCCTCGGCCCGATCATGCGCGGCAACCTCAAGACCCACCGATCGGAAGCGGAAATCGACCGCGACTTCGATACAATGGTGATCGGCCACTGGCACCAGTATCTCACGCTGCCTGGCCTGATCGTCAACAACAGCTTCAAGGGCTACGACGAATACGCACGGCTTGGGCTACGGGCGCCGTACAGCCGGCCGTCGCAGGCCCTCTGGTTCACGCACCCGGAGCACGGCATCACGGCGCACTGGCAGGTGTACCTTGAGAAGCTGCGCACCGCGAACGACGATCTGAAGTGGCTCGAATGGCAGGAGAAAGTCTGATGGCAGAAATCATTAAGCCGGCGCCGCTGATGCACATTGGCGGCCCGCGTTCGTCTCTCACCGCAATCAGGATGGGCAAAGTCGTCCGCTTCATCATCCGTGAGGGCACTATCGATCGAGCGGCGATCGACATACCGCTTGAAAATATCCCCGGTGTGATTAGGGGACTTTGCAAGGAAGCCGGCATCGAAGTTGTTGACCAGGGGGAGTTGAAGCAATGAAGCAATCCATCTACTTGATCGGGTCGCTTCGCAATGAAATCGTTCCGAAGCTTGGGGTCAAACTGCGGCTGGCGGGGCATGAACTGGCACGGCGCCGGCCCCGAAGCTGACGAGTATTGGCAAAAATACGAACAGCTACGCGGGCGCCATTATAAGGAGGCGCTGTTCGGACACGCGGCCAGGAACACATTCGACTTCGACCATCGCAACATCAAGCGATGCGATGCGGGGGTGCTGGTGCTGCCGGCCGGCAAGTCGGGCCACCTCGAACTCGGCTACATGATCGGGATTGGTAAACGCGGCTATGTTCTGTTCCAAGAGGAACCGGAGCGGTGGGACGTGATGTACCAATTCGCGCACGGAGTTTTCTTCGATGAAGACGAACTTATCGAAAGTTTAGGGAGGACTACCCATGAGCCAGTATAATAACGCGATCTTAAATGAGCGGGAAAAGACGCACGGGGACTACGGGGAGAACGCACGGACAGCGCAGGATTTGAAGTCCGTACTCCGAGCGGGCGCCAACTGGAACGAACTCTCGTTGGCGCAACGAGAGAGCCTTGATCTGATATGCACCAAGCTTGGCCGTATCTTATCCGGCAACCCGCACGAGGCGGATCACTGGAAAGATTTGGCCGGATACGCCAGCTTGATCGAAGAACGTATCAACGCAGCTACCAGGTGACGGGAGCCTGCGCGAAGGCGATGGCGAGAAGCGCGAGCACGCCAGGCAGCCCAAATAGCTGATGGCCGAGGACGATCAGCACGCAGGACGCGATGATGCAAACCCACGAGCCTAGAAATTTCGCAATGGTAAGTGGCGTCATGGAATATTCCTTTACGGTTTCACTTGGTCAGAGAGCCGGCTGGCTGCCTGTTCTGCAAGCTTGGCGGCGGTAGCGGCTGGCTCTGCAGCCGCGAGGTGCGCTGCGTCAACGGCAGCGGACGCCACGAGGTCACGGGCGTCAACCTTCGCGGAGCGGACCAGTTCCATCGCCGTGATCTGCGCCTGTACCTGCAACTCCCTGGTCTTCAGCTTTATCAGCTTGCGGGTGCGGCGCTTCATGATGAAGTTGTTCTTCCAGTGCTGGATCGTTTGGCTCTCCCAAATACAGATACCGAACCAGACGATCGACGCGATCGTGGCGACGGCCGTAAGCAATGGCGTGAGTACGCCGGCCCATGCCGTCAAGATGGCGAGCACGGCTCCCCCGTGTCCCACGGGTGCGATCTGTGAGAAAGTATTGTCTTCAATCGCCATTGCACTTCTCATCCGTATCCGGGGCATCGCAGGTTCTCACCAACATTATTATCTCGGCGCAGGCGAGGCGCCACCTTCGGGCCAGCGTGCCAAGGACTGTCCTTGTTCTTGGCGTTGTAAACGTGCGGGGGGCCGAGCGCATCGCATACCGGCTTGAGGCTCTTGACCTCGCCGGGCACGGTCGCGCAGCCCGCGAGCACAAAGCCGGTAATGACCAGCACCGCGAGCATTAAGAGCATTAAGAGCAGCCAGTAGATTTCGGATTGTTCTTCTTTTCGGGTCATTGGTCTGTCTCGAATTTGTCTTTGGTTGATGTGTTGCCGTTGGCGTCGGTAACGGCTTTGGTGACTACATGCTCGATGATGACGGACTTGGCGGCGCAGCGGGCGGCCATGTCGCGGGCGATGATCGTACCGTAGCCGAGCGAGCAGCCGACGATTACTGCAACAAGCAACACCCATTTTTGCAGCCACGCGATCGGCTTTTCCAGCAGCGGCACGGACGCGACAATCCAGGCCCCGGCGAACTCGATCACCAGGCAGATGATGATGATAGCTACGCCGATGCCCCAATGCAGCAGCAGGGGGCCGAGGCCGGCGAACGCTAGTTTAATGAATAGCGGCATCGATCACGTCCCTTGTGTAGCAGGTTTTGATTTCCGCCAGCCGGCGCCGCTTCAGTCCGTAGATGAACTTGCCGCGAGCCAGCGTGAATACGATCAGGCTGTCGCACGCATGGGGATCGCCGGCATTGAGCCGCTTCATGAAGGTCGAGCGGCATATCGTCGGGTCACCCAGGTTGTAGCCGGCGTCCATCGCGGCGGCTAACTGGTGATTGGTCACGGTCGTCGTGATGCAGGGGGCGAGGTTCTTGCCGTACTTGTTCTTCATGTCGTCAATGAGGAACTGCTCGCACTGCTCCCGCGTGTAGTGGTCGCCCATCTTCACCGGCCGATCGAACTTGGTCATGCCGTAGCAGATCGTGGGGAGGCCGCCAGCAAGCGTGTCATGGTAGGCGTGCAGGCTCAGGCCCTCGAACGGCACCGCCAAGGTAACGGCGATCGTAGCGGCGGCAGCGATTTGCTTCGGCGTAATCATACAGCACGCTGACACAGGTGCGAGGCCGCACGAAGGTCATTACCATCGTTGCGGGTTTCAAAAATTCGATCGAGCATCCCCATCGCACGCGGGGCGTCGGCTTCGCACGCGGCTTCGCTGTCGTAGATCAAGCCGACATCGACCACGAACGCCGGGGTTCCTGTGAGATGCGCGGCGAGGATAAGGAGTTTGAACATGGCTGGCCTCAACAGGTCGAGGGCCGTGTCCTTGCGGGGGCCATGAACGCCTATAATATGCCGCGCCGTTGCTCCGTGTCAATACCTACTGTGACATGCTGCGCTCAAGATCGGGGAGAATACCTTCAGGCTTGCGGCCGGCGCGAGCACTCTGTTTGTCTTGGTATCTGAAGGCCCTAGCCTTGGCGGCTTCTTGGTCGTCGCCGTGTTCCGACAGACCGAACATTTGTTCCAAGACCGTGTTCGGGATACTTTCACCCTTGCGGTAGATGTCGTCGGCCTGGCTGTACGGCTCGATCATGCCCTTGGCTACGCCGTGGGCGGCCTGCGCAGCGACCCGGCCGATGTCCCCATGCCGGGCGGCTGCAGGATCGATGATCGGCTTGCCGCTGAACTTGTCGGCGTTCCATGCGAAGTTCCCCGCCGTTCGGAGCGCGGGCGACAGCGGGGCAAGCTGCGCCAGGGCGCTCATGAACTGGTTGTCCGACTTGTAATAGTTCTGGATGTACTTCGGCCACGCATCCGGGTTGGCATTGACCGCTGCCGCGAACGCCGGGTTCGCCAAGCGGCCAGGGCCGAAGGATGGCACCTGTAAGTCCTTGTTGCCCGTGGCGGCTTGCAGGGCGGCGCTCAACCCCGGCCACACCACCAACTGCAGGGCACCGAGCATCATCACCGCGCCTAGCGCCTCGAACGAACGCTTCGGGTCGCGCACGTCGATCAGGTCTTTCGCCAGTTGCGCGTACTTGCTCATGACGCCCCAATGGTAGCGCGAGAACTCGAACACCACCGGGTTGAAGTAGGCTTGCGCGGCCGATCGGGAGCCGAGGATTTCCTGCGGCTTGCGGTAGTTAATCATGCGGCGTTCGGTTTCCGCGATCGCCTGCTCCGTAGTCATGCCCTTGCGCTCAAGTTCCATAACCCTTTGGACGGCGAACATATCGGACACGGCCCACAACGAATTGGCCGAGGCGTTATAGATCGACTTGATTAGATCGTAGCCGGAAGCAAAGCCCGCGACCCGCGCCAACTCTGCCAGCTTGCCGGGGTCTTTGGACAGTTCGACGCCGACGCCTTTCATCAGGTCTTGGTAGAAGCCCTTGTTCGCCACGCTGCCGTACACCAGGCCGGTGCCCTTGCGCAGCAACTCCTGGTACTTCGGCCCCTGCGTCACGACTTCACGGATCGCGTTGCCGGCCGTGTGCATCAGCCCGTTGATGCCAACTATGTTATCCCACCCGCGAGCCGTGACCCACCATGCCGTCGCGTTGAAGGCGTGGGGGAACGGCGTCCAGAACAGCGACCCGACCGCGAAGTTGTTCGCCTTGGTGATCGCTGTCTCCAAGCCGTCGATCGAGCGTTGCCCCCAAAAATCATCGATGACGTGAGCAAGCTTCGGGTCCATGACATCGTTCTTGAACAGCGGCATCTCCGGGGAAATCCAACCGTCCTGCCGAGGTCCACCACTGTCGGTGTACTTCGCCCACTCCGGGGTATCGCGGAGACGCTGCGACAACTCCGCTGCACGCTCCACCGCACGCAGCTTTACGAGATTATTCGCTGCACTGGCCGCAGCGTTCTTGTAGTATTGGATGTTGGACGCTTCCTCGATTTCACGAGCGTAGGCGTTCTTGATCGTGTAGGTATTGTTGTCGCTCAACTTGATCTGGTCGCCAACGTGAGCGCGACCTTCGAGCGAGACGGTATCGACGGGCGCTGCCGGGTCTTTGCTGACGGTTCGGATGCCGCCGTCATAGGACTGCACAACGCGACGATTGCCGTTGGCGTCTTCGGCTACCATCATGGACCGTTCGTTCAGAGACGATGTGCTGCGCTGCATGAGGCCGGGACCGCCGAACACCGGGTTCGCTTCGCCACTCTCGCCGGCAATCGCGTCAATCTCCGGGGTCTTGCCCTTCACCATGCGGTGCATGTAGTTCGGGTCCAACTCCGGTATTTCCTCGTCGGCCCGCAAACCGATCTGCTTGAGGCGTTCGTAAATCTCGGTCGCCTCCTGGCGCCACGGCAGGATGTATTGGTTGAACAGGTCGCCTTCGTGCGGCGAGAGCGTGACCGTAGGATCGCCTTCGCCATAGGAGTAAAGCTTGCGCTGCAACTCCGGGTCCTTCATCTCTTTCGGCCAGGACGTAACCGTGTTCAGGATTTCCTCTTGATCGGCCGTGTGATTGCCACGCAGCGAGAAGAACTTGTCGTCTAGTTCGTTGATGAACTTCGGGTCAGGGCGCACGGGGAGTGGCAGCGGGCCGGTGGTCGCGGACGATAGATCGCGGGCCATCACGGGGCTGTTGTGGGCAATGTCGGCAACCTCGGCCGGGTGCAGGCCCTTGTCCCAATAGTCGGCAAGCTTCTGCTCGACGGCCGCCGCGACTTCCGGCTTGCCGCTTTCATTCACGATCGTTGAGGCAGCCGCCTTGAAGTCAACGGGGGTAGGCGGGCGCCCTACGATCGTAGCGTCCACCTTGCCATCCTCGCCCATGAATAGGCGGGCCATCTTGCCGTCGCCCGTAGCGATCAGCGGGCGGGCTTCAGGGAACGGCGAAATCAGGGACACAATATCCCCGACCTTGTTGCCAAAATCTTCGTTGCCGGTGACCTTGGTGGCCTCCTGCTGCGCCATCGAGCCGAGGCCCAATGCCGGGGCGAAGGCCGCGCTCAAGGCGCCCATGCCAACCTTGGTGGCGCCCGTGAGGGAACGGTTCGCCAGGATGTCCTGTATGCCTTCCTTCGCGGTCGCCACGCCGCCGCTGTAGGCCGCCTCGGTGCCTGTCTTCCATTCCTGCACAAGCTGATCCTGCGGCTTCATGGACGCGGCGCGGATCGCCGCCAGCGTGGGGCCGACATTATCCTTGAGGGACTTGAGCAAGGTGCTGCCAACGTCCGCCTGCGCGGTTACCTTGTCAGGAAGCATCTTCATCGGGCCGTAGTCCACGGCAGGGGCCGGCGTAAAGCCTGCGCTCTCCCATTGACCGGGAGGGGCCGGGGGGCCGCCCTGGGGGGCAGCCTGCGGCGGTGGCGCTTCTTCCTTGGGCGCGGGGGCCTCAGTGAAGCCTTGGGCCGTCCATTGGTCTTCTGCCATCACTGGCTCCCAGGAACGGAGGGCGCACCCGGAACTTTCATGCGTCGGCCATCGGGGAGCATGATGATCTGGCCGGGGTACTTGGCGATCACTTCGCCGGGGGTCATCGTGCCGACATGCTGGATGCCTTCGTAGCCGGCCGAGAACCGTTGCCCGTATTGAGCGACCGTCAGCTTGCCATAAACGTCCGTGGCGCCCAAGTTGTGCATTCCGGCTTCACCAGCGTACCAAGCACGGGCAGCACCTTCGGGGCCGTACTTCTTCATGTACTTGCCGAACTCACCCTCGAACACCATGTCCTGCGCTTCCTTGTTGCCAAGAAATTCTTCAGGGGCCAAACGACGACCATAATACTGCTGCGTCCACGGACCTACGTTCTTGCCCATGACCTGATAGGCACCGTAGGCTTTGTCTCCATCACGAGACGCCTTGCTGATCGCAGCGTAGTCGCCGCCGCTCTCCAACTTGTTCTTGATGATGTCGGCGGCCTTGGCGATTGCCGGCGCCGCGATCTGGTACTGCGAATTGGCATTCGTCAGTTGGCCACTCTTGTCCACCGCGAAACGGGTAAGCTGGTTGCCGAAGTAGTTGGGCGAAGCCGGGTCGTACAGCGAGTGCGGGTCTTGCCCCTTCGCCTTGAGGAAGCTTTCCATGCGGATCGCTTCCTGTTCCGCCTCGAACGCCTTCTGTTGGCCGAGGATAGACGGCGCAGCACCAGTCGCTCGACCTGGATCAATCGCCGTCGCATTGTCTTTGAAGAAGCGGTTGCGGCTATCCACTAGAGCCTTTTCGCCCGGCGCCAACATTGCCTTCTGCTGCTCAAGCAGGAACTTGTAGTCGCCGGGGGCGAGCGTCTTGTCGCTGAACGCCTTGTCGATCGCCTGCCGGTCATCGATGCGGTTCGGGTCGCCATACGGCAACGCCATGCGCGACAACAGATCATGCGACGTAGCATTCGATAAGCCCGGATCAACCGTGATGGCCTTGCTCTGGAACTGCCGCATCGTGTCGATCGTCTTCATCGCCTGGTCGCGCAGGTCCGAACGGCCAGCGTAGGCAGGGTCCGTCAGAATGTCATTGAGGTTCTTCTTCGGAGCACCGCTGGCGGCGTCAGTGATATACGCATCGGTCGCACCCAACGCTTTGTCCTGTTGCTGCTGCCGAGCGAAGGTGCGCTGTGCTTCAATGTCGCGCAACTGGCTGTTCTTGGCGGTCGTACCGAGGTTGATGATACTCTCGGCCTTGAGGCCAGGGAAATAGGTTGCATACTTGTCCACATACTGACGGGCGACGGCTTCGGGGTCTTGCTCGTTCTTCGCTGCCAGTTTGATCGCGGAAATGGCTGCCGTCTGCGCCAGTGTCTCGGCGCCGCTCTGGACGTACTCCTTGTGGAGCGCGGAGCCTTGGGCGCCCGACAGATACTCGTTGGTCCCGAAGGTCGCCGTCGAGGCATTCGTGAGAAGCTTCAGGCTGTCATCGAGCATCGAGGGATTGGCAGCGACACCAGCCGCGAGCGAATTGATCGTCTGCCGGCCGTTGAGTACCGCCGCGTCGGAGGACCGGCTGCCCATGTCGGCTGCGGTGTGCGTCTGGAACGACTTCCGCATCGCATCGATCTGGTGTTCAGCGAACGCTTGCCCGGCCTGTGTCTTGGCGCCATCCCGCAGCTTGTCGGCCTCGTCCTCAAAGTTCTCCATGAACTTCGCTTGAACGGAGGTATCGCGGGGGTCGGCTGGCGGATGCACATTGCCGTCTTCATCGGTGTAGCCGTTGATCGTCTGGTTCCACAGCTTCGACTGCGCCCCGTATAGCGCCGTGGACGACATGCCGAGGTTGCTGATTTCCTGGTGGCTCTGGTATTGCTCGACCTTATCCGCAATAGTTTTCACCCCGGATGTAATCTCTTGGCCGGCCTGGCCAGCGGTCTTTTCCGTATCACCGGCCAACTCCGTAAAGATACGGTTGCCTAAACGCGCAGCCTGGTCGTAGCCCTGCACGCCCTTTTCAGACGGCTGAAGGCTATCGATCGGGTTGGTGAACTGCTGAATTTCAGCCATCAGTTACCTCAAAGGAATAGGGAAGCGATCTTCAAACCGCTGCCGACGATACCAGCAATCTCAGATAAGCTGCCAAGCTTTCTTTCGCTGTTAGCCGCGTCCGTAGCATATTGCTGCATGACGCGGTAGCTGTCGGCCTGCTCTTGGTAGCCGATTTCGGTCATGCTGCCTTGTGTCTGGGTCATCGCCGTCTCAAGCCCGGCCTGTTGATGCGCTGACCGAAGGATGTCAAGCGAACTTCCGCTCATGGTAAAGCCGTTGCCGGCGAGATTGGTTGTCTCTTGCCCGATGCCCAACTCCTGCTGGCGCTTCGCCATCGTGTCTTTAACATCGGTGGCCTCGATCGTGTACTGCTTATTTTCTTCGGCAAGCGTCACCGCCATGCCGTAATTCTTACCTTCAGCATCCAGCCCCTCGGCCTTGAGGTCGTCCGCCATCTTCGACCCGAACGCATTGAACAGGTCGCTGGCAGCGCCGGATAGGCCGCTAAGGTTCTTGCCGGTGAAGAAACTGGAAAGATCAAAACTGCTGTCGCTCATAGCTAGGCGTCCTTCGTGTCAAGCCAGCCCTCAAGTGCCGCAATCGTGGCCGGATACGGACGCGAGATGCGCCAGCAAATCATGCTATCATAGTCGTCGCCGCCTTTCAACGTATCCCACCAGACGCCAGAATAGAGTGCATTTACAGCGTATGGCGTGCCACCCTTCGTCTTGAAGTTGGCCGGCTGCAACTGGCTCTTACCAGCAGCGTCGAGGTCGAAAGTGACGCCATAAGAGATGCCCTGCGTCTGCACGAATAGCCACGCGGCATGATCGGTGCGGCGCTTCTTGCCCAAGGCCGGCCCGGTGCGTGCTCCGCTTTCCTGCGGCGTAGCCGCCCGCACGATCTGACCATCTGAAGTATAGGTGAAGCCCACAAGCGTCTGCGCGGCAGCCGTAGCGAACGCCTGCGTAAGAATGGTATCGTACGGCACAAAGCACTGGCCGCCAGAGACGGCGAAATCCCCGCAGTCATAGCCGCCGCAAACGACAGCGCAGGTCTTGCCATTCAAGTGCCAAAGACCAGAACAAGTCATCCCCAATTTCCCACCGCTGGAAACGGCCTGCGTCGTTGTAGCGACTACCGCATCGTCAACAAACCAAGCCAGTGCGGCAGCCGTAGTTTCCGTGAAGTTCGGCGTCATGAACTCAACGTGCCGGATACCAGTGCCCGTGTCGTTCGTAATCATGCCGAGCGTTTCAAGATTACCGTTCGCCGTAGGCCCGGTAGCTATACTCTCGACCACGCGGCCAGAGCCGAGGTTGCGGCGGAACCATCCGATGAAGGTCGGCCCTTGCGAAGTCATGAGGGTGTCACGCTTGTAGGAGGCCCCGATCAGGGAATTGTCGGCGCAGCGTGCCCAAACGATCGGGCTGAGTTCTTTCTGATACGCCAACTCAGCCAAACGGCGATTACCCAAGTGCGCGGCTTTTTCCAGCAGGTTCGGCGCGGTGAACTTGCCCGAGAAAATATCCGCGAAATACTCTTTCACCTTCGTCAGGTATGTTTGAACGAACACCAGCGTATGCTCCGTCCGACGCGGGAGGATATTCGCACACCCAATCTTCGTGACCCGGTGAGCCTGCGCATTCAGCGGAGACAGCGGGGCATTCAGCGTGGTCGCCTGCATCAGCCATTCGCCAGCTTGTGTGCCGATGATAAGACCTTGCAAGTCAGGCTCGATCCAATAGACCGCATTCACGTCAGGGCCATCGAGCGTGTAATTGATCGCGCACGCAGACGTTACCGTTTGATCGAAGATCGTTGGGGTGAACGTGAAGAAGTCCACCGCCTGATTGCCGTAAATATCCACCAAAGCTGAAGCGTCCGTACGATTGCTAACCAGCCCGGAGAGCCAGAGGCGCCCTTCGTGGTAGGTGCCACAAGTCGGGTAGCCGGTAGCTGAAGTGAACAGGCCGAGCCGCCATGTCGTAATGGCAGTTGTATACAGCAACGCCGGCCCGATGATCTGAACCGAAATGCCCGTTCCCGAAAAGGAAGTCGCTGTGTAGAACTGCACTTCCGCGCAGGTAAAAATTTCATTGTTCGGTATCGAAAGTGGAGTGGAATACTCTACCCATAAATAATTGAAAGTCGTCGAGGCGTCACTAGAAAAAATTTGAACCACCTGCCCGGCGACAGACGTGCTCAAACTTACACTCCCAAGCAACGTACCATCAGTAGGGGATGACGGGGCTGACGATTTGCCGTATAACTTTAACGTGACCGGGGATGGATTATAGTCTCCTGCGGTGGTGCCAAACGCATAATCCGAAGGCGCATATACCAGGGCATAAGAAACCGCTTGACCGCTACTCACAGTAAAGTTTTTTCCTATATACGGAGTGAAAGTATTTGCTGCCCCATTCCACTGCGCAGAACTCGCCACGGGCTGATTTGTGATGCCGTCAAAACTCTCAGCTAGAGTATGGCCAGGGTTGGGAGCACTGCCAATCACTGTTCCGAGAGTTGGCGAAACGAGAGTGGCTACCGCGCCCGTCAGCGACGTGATCTTACCCCAAGTCCAAATCGCGGCCTTCGGGGTGATCGCCCATTTCGTAGCATCAACGCCAGGAATGTTTCCGGTGTTGGAGGAAACAATCGATGTAAAATAGGCGTTTTGATACTTGACCGCACCGCCGGCTGCGTACGTTGTGCCCGCCGCCCAAAGCGACGGCTCTGAAAACAAGCGGATATGCCGACCGATATCCGACGCCTGCAGTCCGTTGGGGCCAACGACGCGATCTTGAGAGACGACAACCCACGCCCATGTTGCTGTCGCCGGGGCGTTATTCAGATTTTGGTCAACGAGTGATTGATAAGTCACCGACGACTTAACAACGAAATCACCGTCGTTGTAGACAACGGTGCTCGACCAAGTATTCGATACCATCGAAAAGCCGACAACCCCCGTAGTCGAAGCCGGCGTCAATGTTGCACCGATCGCCGGGTCAAGATAGGGGCCGTCCTTAAATTGCGCCGGCTCGGTAGCAAAAGTTGCATCGGCCGAAGAAGTCGGAGCGACCGCAGTTAATAGTTGCGGCGGAACCGCCGTCTGCAAAATGGCCGCTTTCGTTTCAGCTTGTACAATCTGCACTGTCGGCCAGAGGGAGGGAGAATACGGGCTGTTCAATTCCGTGATGCGCGTAACATTGCCGCTCACGAACGCCGTGAGAGTTGACCCGTCGATGGCCGCTCCGGTAAGCGCGTCCGCTAGAGAAAAGTGAGTGCTATCAGTTACGGTAGCGACGAATTGCCGGTTTAATACCAGTGGGTCGATCGCCCCCCATGTGTTGAACATGACCGTATCGCCGGTCGTCCACCCATGCGTGCCCGTATAAACAACGGCTGGATTTGCTGTAGAAATCGCGGAAACAGTCTGCTGATCGTTCGTCGTCGCCGGCCGCGTGCCAGTATGGAAGCGCATGACGCCAGCGGTAAACTCGATAGTGTACGGAAGGTTTTGCTTGAAGGCCCATGTTATTAGCCGGCCGGCTGCACCGCCGCGAGTATGCGTTTCGTAGAGACTGCCGGGAGCGCGTGTCCACGCGCCTTCCTCTAGCGGTACGCCATTGAGGCAAACGGCCATAGCAGTGCGGTAGTCCGGTTTTTCAAACCGCCCTTGCGCCGTCTGTGACCACTCGCCACCGAGGAACGAGTTCTGTGAGAAGGTTGCGCGTGCCATTATGTCCTACAAGTGACCCAATCGTCTTCGGGCGGCTCAATCGGCCCAACCTCAATCGCATTTGCCGTTCGCGCTTCGCCCATAAACACCTTGTACTCGCTTAGGATCAGTTGCAGCTTGCCGTCTGATTGCGTCAGCGGGCTACAGATCGCAGCGGCGATACGACAGGCCAGGCCCTCACAGAACATATCATCCATCTGCGAAACAACAGTCACGTCCGATATGAAGCGGAACAGGACCGGGCCGGTGTCGCTCGATAGAACGTAGTCCCCGTTAAATTCCCAATCGTCATATTGCAACGCAGATGGACCACCAAGAACAGAATTTGCGCCAGCCTTCGGGTCTTGCGGGGCTACCTGAAGGAAGCCAGCCGGAAGCCTGAAGGCATTCCGTGACGCCACTTCCGAAGACGGGCCAGCGCCGATCGGGTACGAAAACGAAAGGTTCTTCATCGTCGCATTGATGACGCGCCAGTTGGTCGAAGCAACAGTCGTGCCAACCGCCAACTCAGTCCAGGCGTTCGCCACGCCGGTATTCGTCCAATGAACGCCACCGTCCGTAGTCGGATCATAGCCCACATTCCCATTCCCGACTGACGAGTAGATAAAGGCGTCCGACGCCGTTACCGTATTGCCGGTGGAATACGTTGTGCCGATGACGAACGCCGCAGGCCCAACTGCCGGAACGATGTTCAAGTTGACTTCGATATTGCTCGACCACTGCCGGCCAGCGGAGCTAACAACCGAGTTCCCGTTGAATTGCGTTGTGGCATTCCAGGCAGTAGCCACATTTGGCACGTCCGAATTACCGTTCTGCATTGATTGGAAAATCGCGTAACTGCCGGGATTGGCGCCGGGCATATAGACCAACTCTCCGGTCCAGTATGTAGTCGTACTATCATACGGCACGATCGTCTTCGACCCGAAATAAGCATCCCAAGCTTCGTTGTTGCCACCGGGAGTATTGTTGAGATTACCCTCCTGCATCGACAGCCACATCTGATTGTTAGCGTCAACCACGATGGCGCCAGGAAGATAAGTGGTAGAAGCTGAATACAGCGCCGGTACAATGAGCATCGTGTTCACATCAATCGCCCGCAGCACTACCTTGCGTGTAGCGAAGACCCACAAGTTGCGTTTGAGTTCTGCCCGCCGAACCTTGTCGTAGGCGAAAGCCGTCTCAAGATTATTCTTGCTGTCCTCAGTCACCAACGCGATCTGCGGTTGCCCGCAGTGCTGAAGCGCCCGATTAGCGATATCCAGACTGTCGAGGAAAGGCATTGTTAATCCCCTAGCGTTGGCAGCGAAGACCGGGTTTGATAAAGTACCGAAGCCCCAGTTCGCGTCCTACCGAACGCCGGTAATACAGAGCGGACCTGATAGAGAATGGCTTGCACGCCACGCAAGACCAAGACCGGGGCCGCTGACCCCGGCCCCGGATTGAAAGTGTACGGCGGGCCAATATGAAAGCCAATATAGTACCCGATCATTTGGCCTCATCTTTCTCCACCAACGTCAATGCCCCATCGAGAACCGCAAGCAAATCCTTATTCACAATCTGGAACGGAAACGCATTGAGCGCGGTGGAAAGGACCACATAAGAAGCGTCCTCCAACGTAAGTTCCTCGTCCGCTTTCTCCAAAGCGTCAAGGACTTTAATCCGCTGGCGCATCTGATCGAGGTTGGCGCCCTGTGGAGCAAGACCGAGCACTTGCCCAATCACTTCCTTCGCCTTGAATTTCCCGCTATCCACCAATTTCACTGTTTTCATGGTATCCTCCTGTTAAAGATTGAAACTTGTAGCACCCCACAGTAAGAAAAGCCAGCCCCCTAAAAACCCGGAACGTATCTTATTGTCCCCGCAGCATTCTTAATCGGGAACCACTCCTGCACAGTTGTATGAGAACCTGTAGGGCCAAGTGACCCAAGAACGGTGGCAACAAGCGCATTAGCTATTGTCGGGTGCCAGAGATTTGTTCCCGTAATAATAGCTTTCGCGGCGGCTAATCCGCCAGCCAAGACAGTTGAAGCCGCAGTCGTTGTGGTAGCATCCAGTGTATCTGCGTTATTGAACGCAATGTTTGTTGCCGAACCGGATTGGGCGTCGATGTAGAGGCCGTAGGATGTTGTGATGCCAGATGCTCCCTGGTTGGCAACATGTACGCCGTAATAAGTAGTCGGTTTGAGCGCGCCGAAAATCGTGGGGGCAGCCACATAAAGAGCGTGAGCGCGTGTGACAGCACCAGCATCGTTTGTAAACTGCCAAAAAACCTCAACAGCATACGCATCGGTAATAGTAACGCCCGTGGACGGTGAGGCATACCCACTAAATATCCCGCCCGTTGCCACAGCTATAGAAGATGATGGAATAAACTGCGGATTATTAGCGTAACCAATCGGATTATTGCCGCTCCCATTAAACAAAGCATTTGAGTTGACTTGAAAAACATTCGCACCAGTATTTGTGATAGTTGGGGTGAAAACTATCAACGACGCGCCAGCCCCAAGTGATGTTGACCCATTGACGACGAGTGAATTCGTGCCAATAGACGTGAAGGTGCCAGCGAGCGGAGTGCTGGTGCCAATGATGACATTGTTTATTTGGTTGCCGCCGCCAGAAATCGTGCCGCCGAGTGTATGAGCAGGTATCGTTCCAGCCGACGATGGCGAACCTAATGCACCCCCAAGAATAACCGGCGCACCTGCCGTTCCTACGTTAACCGCAAGCGCCGTAGCAACGCCTGTGCCCAATCCAGTAATTGTCCCGATAGCAGCAGCATCGGCCAAGGCAGCGCGAGCAACATAAAGATTTGCCACCTGCGTCGTACTTGTAACCGCGAACGGAGCAGTCCCAATAGCCAGGGTGGAAGTGATCTGACCGGTTGCGCTGAGAGTGGTGAAGGCGCCAGCGAGCGGAGTGCTGGTGCCAATGATGACATTGTTTATTTGGTTGCCGCCGCCAGAAATCGTGCCGCCGAGTGTATGAGCAGGTATCGTTCCAGCCGACGATGGCGAACCGAGTGCGCCGCCGAACGTAATGAAAGCCCCTGCCGAACCCACATTGACCCCAAGTGCCGTTGCAACGCCTGTACCGAGGCCGGTGACACTACCGACTGCTGGCGTGATCGTTGCGCTGCTGACGGTAGTGAGCCGCCCCTTGGCATCGTAGGTGATGATCGGAGCAACTGTGGCAGAGCCGGTCGGCCCCCCGGCAGCGATAGTAGAAGCTAGGGTAAGAGCACCCGCTGCCGACAAGGTTGCATCGCTGCTTAGTGTTTTAGGAAGCGGAGCCGCGCCGGTTTGTCCGACGAGTAGCTGGCCATCCGTCATTGCAGCAACAGAAACCGGAGGATTGCCAGCGCCGCCGCCGTAAAGGATGCCGTATTGAGTTAGGAGGGCCGATGAGCCAACTGATGTCGTGTCGCTGGCGTAAAGGACACCGCCGCTCGTTAGCCCGAACCAAGTTACCGCGCCGGTCGTCGTGCTGAGAGATAGTGGCGACGGGACACTTATCGCGGGAGTGCCGGACGATGTGCCCCAAGTAATTGTCGGAGTTCCAGCTACGGATTGAGCAACTTGTTTTACCTTACCGCTGGTCAATCCGCTAAGACTTACACTACCAGCTACACCACCGATGGTTCCAAGAGAAAGCTCCAAAGCGGTCTGCAGATTGGTGATATTGAAAATGCCGTCTGACGCAGTGAGCACCGCTGCACGTCGCACCGATCCACTATCGAAATACAACCACCACGCGGGCTGCGATGCCGCGCTGGTGCCATTGGCTACGCTGGCCCCGAGCACCAAGCCAAGGCTGGCACAAGCATCTTGAGTAATAAATCCGACAGTCCATTTATAGGTGCCAGGGGAGGCCCCGCTCAATGAGTTGACAACAAATCCTTGCGCGCTAACCGGTTGCGCCAAGCTATTTCCACCAATCGAAATGCCAATGACTTGAGTGCTCGCACCCATCACGTTGAAGTCGGCTTCCCATCCGGTCAGAATTTGTCCGGTTCTGGAATGCGTAACCCTCGTCGCATTGTCGGTCAGTAGAGTATTGATGCCCCAAATCGGAGAATTAGTTGTGTTTCCTTGCCCGGCGATAAATAAACCAACAGTGTTGACTGCACCGATCGCGTTGTTCTGAAAATAGATACCGATGCCGTTTGCGGCATCAACCGTCGCTGTGCTTGGCACGACAAGAACGCTTTGCAGTCCATCCTGAAGGTTGACGGTCGTTACGTTTATCGGCGTGTAGATCGAAGTGCCAGTGACAGCCGCATTGCGTACCGACAGGCCAAAGAGTTCGCCGGTGTTTGTCATAGCCAAGCCATAAATTTGGCCGGCAACAACACCGCTGTTTGAAATAATCTGGTTCTCCGCCGGCAAATCGTTGCCGATGTATTTTACGCCATCAGAGAAATTCACCGCAGCATTCGCGTTGGAACTGCCGATCACCGTATCACGAACAAGCGTCGTGGCATCTGACATATGGCCAGTGCCCCACTCCCACTCCGACGCATTGGAGTTGGAAATGAAATACCAGAATACATCGTGAGTGGAACCGGTGCTGAAGGCAGCAGCGAACGTGCGCTTGCCATTTAGCGCGGCAAGCGTGAAATTGTCGGCACCATCACTGGAGCTAGTTTCTAAGACGAGATTGGCAATGGCAGTCACGTCAGCACTCCCGATCTAAGTCACTCCACGGCAGTCGGGATGCGACTGATTTCAAGATAGTTCGCGGTGAAGGTAGCGACTACCCATTCGTAGGTGCCGGGCGGCAAGGAGATAGTTTGCTGGCCAGCGGTGGCGGTGATCTGCGTGATCCTCGCGGTGTAGGTCGTGCCGTCAGGCCCAACCTTCTTCAGATCGATCGTGCCCGTGCCGGTGCTCTTGGTTTCGATCCAATAGCTGCCGCCACGAAGCGAGAAGGGGCCGATGGTCCCTGCCGCCTGGTTCTGGTAAACGACCCGTTCGGGGGTGTTGTACAGCATGGGCGCCGCCTAAATCTGCGGGCCGGTGAAGTTCGTCCCGGTGGGCGACGTGGAGAAGAACGCCTTGGTGTTCGGGTTCTCGAATAGGTGCGCCAGATTTTCAAGGAACAAGATGATGTCCTTCTTGGTCAGCGGCGCACTATTCGCGTCGAGCAAGTTGAAGCGCAACTCGAAATCGAAATTCGTCGTCGGCGCACTGGTGGCGATCGTATAGTTCGCGGACTTGACGACATCAACACCGCGAGTGGAGGAAATGCAAACTGCTGTCATGGCATTGTAGCCCTACGGTCAGAGTGGAGGTTCGGCAGGAGGGAAGCCTTGCCCCCTCTCTGCCGTAGGTGTTCTCGCCTAGACGTATTCCAGGCGAACATAAAGGTTAGCCGCCGTGGTCGGAACGGTGGTGTAGGCGTGCGTTGACCGGAAGTAGATGTCGAAGTAGCCCAAGTTCCGTTGCAGGTTGCCCTGCCCGTCGAGGAAGTTGAAGATGTTCACCAACGGCGTCTGCGTGATGTAGAGCGGCGACCCGTAGGTGGCGAGGCCACCGAAGGTGGCGTCGGTAAGCGGAATAGGCGCCGTGGTCGCTGATGGCGTAAAGGCGCCGAAGAAGTCGTTCGCGGCCGAAGTGCTCGGGAGTGCCACGGTCGTACCGGCCGTGGTCGATCCACCGTTGGCAACCACACCAACAGTCGAAGGAACAAGACCCTGCAACCAGGGAGGGGTTCCGTCAGCGGTGTCATCCGAAAACGCCACCCCGATCGAAAGCGTGGTCGCCCCAGTCGTCGCCGCCGCGTCAACCGCCGCATCAGTGAACCAAGTCAGGCGCTTGATCTTAGCAGTGGTAGGGAAGCGGCATAGCCGAGCGTAGTTCGCCGTGGCACTGAAGAACGTGACCGGGAGAGAAATCTGATCCTCGACAACTTTCAGTCGAGCCGTAGCACCTTCACCCTCGGTAAGGGCGACCACATTGGCGTCCAAGAGGGTAAGGTTCACGCCCTTACTATTCAAAACAGCAGTCATTGGCTTTCTCCGTTAAATCAGATCAAGGGCTACGGGGTGATGTCGCCGGCCGAAGCATCCGAGCACAGGATCGAGATGACCTTGCCGGGCTGCAGGCGCGTGGCACCAAACGAAGTCTTGGTGTAGAGGTCGTAAGGCTCGCTCGACAGGTCGTTGCGGATCGAGATGCGGTTCGTCATGTCCTGCCACATGCCAAGGTGCATACCGGACTTGACGAAGATCGGGACGTTGCGGACGCTCGAAGCGGTCGCCAGGCGTTCCGACATCACGATGTCGAAGCCGAGGAACTGCTTCACGCTGCCGTCAACAAGCACCGGCTTGTCGTTGAACTCGGTGGACACAACCTGCGTCTGGTTCAGAAGATCGCTCTCCTGCTGCGAGCCGATCACCATTGTCGGGCGCTCGACTTCCAGATCGACGTGGTAGTGGCGCAGAATGCGCTTCGCTTCGATCATCTTGGCGACGGTAAGACCGGCCGCCGAAGACGCGCCGAAGGTGGACGCAATCTGGAAATTCGTGGTGTTGAAAATCTCGGTGACCATCGCGCCCTCGTCCACGCCAGTCTGCGCGGAGCCGAAGAACGCGGCGATAATCGCATCGTCCCAACCACGCCCGACCGCCATGCTGGCGTTCTCGACGTACATATTCTTGGGATCGATGATCGTGCGCAGTTCATCGAAGCTGTCGATCAACTGATCGATTTCGCCGTCCTGCGGGGTGACCCAACGCCGCGTGAAGTCCGCATCGGTGCGGTTCTTCGGAGCGAAGCGGCCGGCGGGCGCCTTCATCTGAATGGCGCCGATCTGGTTGACCGGGGAAGCCTGCTTGCCAACGTGGGTCTGCTCGCGCACGCGACCGCGAAGCTTGGACCCCATTTGCTGCAGCTTGAGTTCGAGCAGCGAAGAAAATTGGGTCGTAAACAGTGCCGGGATAAGTTCGCTCATGGCGCGATCCTGTGTTTAATTCGGGGACAGCCGTATCCACACAGGGGGGCCAGTGATCGCACTATGCGCAAGATTATTGCGCGTGTCAACAGGCCCACGCAATAAAATTACGCCGGGGAATTACCCCCGGCGCAACAAACACTTATGCTAGAAAACTAGGCCGAGATAATCGTATTGAGGTCCGTCAACTCGCGGTTCGCAGCCGTGTCGCCGTTGTTCAAACGAGCAACCCAAGCCGTGTCGCGCTTCAATTCGGCCAAGCGAGCCTGCGCCGCTTCCTTCGACGCAATCTGCGTCTTGCCATCCACTTCGGTCTTGATGAACTTGTCCTCGCCCATACGAGCGCCGATTTCTCGGAACATCTCCATCGTCTTCGCGTACCCGGCTGATTTCTCAAGCGCGTTGAGAATTTCCGGCGTTATTTTTAACGCCGCGGCCGCCGCCTTGGCGACAACCATATTCGGCGCTTCTTGCAGTCGTTCCGGGGTGACGCCCCAATTTTTGGCCAGGGTGGCGCGTTCCGTTGTGAGCGCAGCGGCTTCCTCGGCCTTCTGCGCCGTCGCCGCGTCAGCTTGGGTCTTGACGACAGCCGCCGCGACCTTCGACGCCGCATCCTTCGTCAGTAACGCTTCACCGGAGACAGCACGCAGCGCATTTTCGAGCGCCATGTTCGTCACCTTGCCGTCCTTGTCCTTCAACGCCGGGAAGTCGTAGTCCTTCGCATCGACCGGAGCACCGAGACGCTGGAAGGCGGCCTTGACCGCATCCGGCTCCTTCGTGAAGTCAGTCGGGACGTAGATCAACTGGTCCTTCGGCCGACCCAACAGGCCCTCGGCGTTCTTGTACGCTTTGGTCAGTTCGGTGGCGACCTTCACCGGGTCGTTGATGTCGTAACCCTTCGCGGTCCAACTATCGGTGATTTCCTTGTCCACCTTACCGGCGAACCAAGCGGGACCGGGAGCAGCAACGGCGGCAGCAGCAGCGGCGGCAGCGTCATTTTCACCTGGCATCGTCATCTCCTGTTGTTTCAAACGTCTGCCCCGTTGCGAGGCGATAGAGTTGTTGCGTTGTTAGATTGAAGTGGTTCTGCAGGCGCAGCCACACTTCGCGGCGACCTTCCATAATCAACGTGCGCTCATGATCGTACCGACCGTTCTCGTCAAAGCAGGCGCAACTCTCTGCTGCGCGGCAAAAGTCAGCAAGGTCGATGAGCACATTTTGAGTAGCCGGCGCAGAGAGAGCGAAGTCTGCGTTCTTGGCCTGTTTGTAGCTCGCCCGCCGTTGGCGGATAAACTCGAATAGCCGGAACCCCTCCGAAACTTCTACCATCTACCCTCCGATTATTGCGGCTGCCCCGGTTGAGGCTGTTGGCCCATTTGCGGTTGCCCCGGTTGAGGCTGTTGGCCCATTTGCGGTTGCCCCGGCTGACCCTGCGGGTTGTTCTTCGCGGCGAACGCTTGCGCCTTCACCATCGCCGCCTGGTTCGGCAAGTTCTTCATCTGCTGATCGGCGGCTTGCGCCTTCGCACGGGCCTGCGCCTTCTGCGTCATCTGATCGGCGTCGGCCATCCAGCTTTCCGGCACGGCATTCTGCTGCGCCAGAGCAGGGACAGCGACCTTGAAATTGAACGGGTCGTAGATCGACGGATCGCCAGTCGCTTGCGCGATCGGGTGAACGCTCTCAAGCGTACGCAGGAAGCCGGCGCCTTCTTGCGCCTTGGCAAGCCGCGACAACGGATTGTCGAAAATGAGATGGAATTTGCCCTTCGTCGCTTTCATCGCTTCCAGCATCCGTGGCGGCATCGGCGGGAGTTTCCCCTGATACGCGAGAATATCCATCTCCCGCATCGTCATCGGATGAAGATATTCGCCCTGCTGCCGGCCCATCGTCGGCGCCAGCAAGATACCTTTCTCGTTCGCCCGCTCGATCACTTCAGTCGCGGACATCTGCGGGGTCTTCACAAGAATTTGGAACAGGGTCACAAGCGCGTTATCGTTGATGATAGCACGTTCTTCCTGCATCATCTCCTTGCCGATCTGCACGTCGCCAATCGGCATATTGTGGATCAGAACTTTCCCGTCCTCGGAAACGCCGCCAGGGTTCATGGCACCGGGGCGGTTCTTGAAGCCGACCATGCCATCATCGCGTGTCAGCTTGATTGGGTCAACCGCGAGATGCCCGGCTCGCAAGAAAATTCGTTTCTGCGCATTGAGGGTCTTCAGCGACGGCATCACGTCCATCGCCCACCCACGCCCGTAGATTTCATCCGGCGCCTGCGAGTATCGACCAGCGGCCAGGGGGAACGTGCGATAGCCACCTTCGATATCTTTCCCCGCCTTGTACATCAGGCAGCGGCCTTCGATGGAGATATAGAGGGACTGCCACCGCTTGCCGCGTGCGTCGAGCCGCTGCGGGTCATAGTCGTCGCGCTCACGAGGCATGACGACATGAATGAAGTTGTACTTGTTCTCGCTCTGCTGCTGATACGCCGTCTGCAAGTTCGGCGGCAACTGGCCGGGCCACTTCATATGCGCCTGGCGGGCCGTAAACTTGAACCAGCGGATAAAACCGATCACGCGGTTCTGGTGATCGGTGATGAAGAACACTTCACCCATCGGCAGGCCAGCGTAGCGTAGTCCGGTAGCCTCCGGGTCATCAAGTTCATCGATGAACATGGCGAGATTGCCGAAGGCGCCGAGCGAACGGAAATTAGCATGGTTCTGCGCGGCGAAGTTTGCCGTTGGCGCATACCGTTCGTTGTGGAGGATGTTCGTGACCTGCTCGCACCAAAGGCGCGTCTTGCGGTCTTTCATAACGTATTCGTCGTTCACCGCGACACGCTGGTAAATCATGTTGCTTGGAGTGAGCAAGCTGTCGCAGATCGCGGCGAAGCGGGCGTTGGCCATCATGCCCGTGGCGTCAATCTGGTGCTGCGTCTTCTTCATGCCCGGCGTATTGTAGTTGCCGTAGTAGAAGGTATTGCGCGCACTCGGCTCGATCAGGCTGGCAACTTCTTCCCATTGGCCGGCGAAGCCCATGTTCCGATAGGTCGTCACCTGCGAAAACAACTGCATGGACCTGTCAACGCAATCAATCTCCCGCGCCGATTGGACGCGGAAGCTTGTGCCGTCATAGCCTGGGTTGGTGTCAGACAAGGGGCGGTCCTAGCAATGACATCGAAGCGGCACCATACACCGATGAACCGGAACGGCCCATCATTTCCTGCTGCTGTTGCAGCAGGCGCTTTTTCTTTTCGTCCTCTGTTTCCATATCGACGGCGCCCGCCGGAACCCCAAGATCGACGGACAGAGCGTTCGGTTCGTTCTTGGGGTTCGTGGCGGGCATAACTAGAGGTCCTTCGCTGCCGATTTGGCTTCCATCGCGGACATGACCGCCGCGACGATCGACGCGATCACTTCCGGCGAAGCACCGAGGCCGAGGCGAGCGTTCGCCTCCTGCGCCTTCTTCAGCGCAGCTTCGTGGGTGGACTTGAACGGATTGGCCGCCGAGCCAATACCTTGCTCGATCGGCTTACCCGCCTCGTCAACCTTGTGATCGACACCGAACACACGATCGGACATGATCTTCTTCGCCTGTTCCGGCGACTTGCCGCTGGCGATAAGTTCCTCGGCCGTCATGTGGTTCGGCAGCTTTACTTCCGTTTTTTCGTCAGCCATTCAGTCCTCCGTTTACAGGTTGGTAATCGTAGCCTCGGCTTCCGCGAGCAGCGCCTTGAGATGCGCGACTATGCCGCTATGGGCGGCCGGAATAACCGGGGTAGCAGGCGGCAGCGTTTCCGCAGCGACCGGCGCCGGAACAACCGGGGTAGCGGGCGGCAGCGTACCAGCGGGAGATGGCGCACTGGCCGGCGCCGAAGCCGGCACAACAGGCTGATCAGCGGGCATGGACGAAGCCGCAGCCGGGACAGTCGAAGCCGGGACAACCGGGGTCGAAGCCGGCAAGGCCGAGGCAGGAACCACAGCCGGGTTGTCGGCCTGGACAGGAGCCGGCGCCGGGGTCGCGGCCTTCTCGGCCGCAGCAGCGTCGGCAGCAGCCTTCGCATTGTTGTCGGCAACGACAGCTTCTTGCGCCAGTTTCGTAGCGTGCGCCGCAGCCGCATCGGCACGCTCATGTGCCTTTACCGCCGTGGCGGCAGCTTGGTCGGCAGCTTTCTGCAGCGGGCTGGCGAGCGCCGCCGCACTCCCGATGCCTTGCTCGATGGGTTTGCCTGCGGCATCAGTCTTGTGGCCTACGCCGAACACCTGATCCAAATTTGACATGAAAATCTCCATTTTGGGAATAGCGCCGCAACATTATTGCCCGGCACACCCCAAGTCAAGGTCTAATCATCGTAGCCGGTGTCTAGTTCCAAAGTCCCTTCCGCGATATAAGATTGCGGCTTGCGGGACGAAGTTTTGTTGCCGAGCACAACCTGCTTGGCGAACCGCTTGGCCATCACGAACACGCGGGACGCGCTCATAAGGTCATCACGTTCCTTGACAATAATCCCATCCTTGCGGTGGTACAGACGAAATTCTTCGAGCCATTGCGACAGGTGCGCCGCCACCTTGAAGCGGCCGGAAGTCATCCGGTCCTGCATCTCCATGATGCCGGCTTCTGTGGAAATCGAACCATCCGGCCACGTCGCGTGCTCCGGTAGCATCTGCAGGCCCTCGGCCTTGTAGAGCGCAGCGAGTTGCTTGCCCGATCCTTTATCGCGTGCGGTGCCGTCTTGCGGCCAGGCGACCGGGACATTGGCGGCTATCGCCTTCATCGGCTTTGCGTGCTGCATCGGCGGCGAAGTGTCGGGCGAAAGATCGACCAAGCGCAGGGCCGCATGAATGTGGATACAGTCGGCGTCCTTGTCGTACAGACCGAGTATCGCCGCGAACGGATGGCCGATACCGAAGTCGAGCGCCCACATTTTGAACCAGTGTTCGGGGATGAAGTCGATCGTGGGTTCGAGAATTGCTTCCTCGCTCACCTGGAAGACCCGGCCGCTGCCGAGCATCGGAATGCCGCGTGCGCGAGCATCGCGTTCGTGCGCCGGGTAGCCGGCAATAATCTTCGCCCGATCTTCGGGCGCAATGTGCTTGGCGTCCTCGATCGTCATGGTAATGTAGCCGCGATCCTCGGACGGCTCATTGAGGTAGCGGGCGACAACAAGCGACATGCCCTGCAGCGGCGTGAAGGTGATGAACACCATTCCCTTCGTGGCCGTGATGCGGGTCAGGATTTCGGAATAGACATCGAGGGGTGGTTCTTCGTCGCCCCACGCGAAGTCGATCGTCTCACCCTGAAATTTCTTCCGGCCCTGTTCGTAGGACTTGAAGCGGAGCACCGAGATGCCGCCCGACTTGTGGCGGACCTGAATGGTGTCATAGGCGTCAGTGACACCACGGGCCAGGGAGGGCTTGTCCACAAACAGGTGCTTGGGGATCATGCCGGTGCCGAACTCGGCATCGACGCCCGGCTCGCCGCAGAGAAGTTTCTGCTGCACGTCGCGGACCAGCAGCGAACTTTCACCGGCCGCCCATCCGCGTACCGGCCGGTCCCACCGCCGTCCGTTCCAGTCGTCGGGATAAATTCCTGTCAGGTGGTGGGTGACCTCGGCGGCGCCGGCGTACGTCTTGCCAAGCTGGTTGCCGGCCATGAGCATCCGCTCGCGCTTGCGGGCACCGAGCGCGTAGAAGTCCACCTGCTTCGGGTACGGCTCGAAGAACTCGATCTGATTGAACCGGCGAAACTTCCGCAGGTCTTCGACGGCCTTGAGCGTTGCTTTAAGATCGGCCATCAGAGCTTCAGGATTTTACAGCCCATCGCGGTCGCGCCGACGATCACCCCGACACCGCACAGAGCAGCGAGAATGTAGTGGCCGGTGTCGAGCGCGAGCAGGAGCGACACCACCAGGAAGATGGCGATGGCGTGTGGGGGGATCAGTCGTTTGAACTTTGACATCAGCGAACTCCCGTTGGTTGCAGCGCCTCGATGTGCGCTTCGAGTACCACGATCCGCGCCCGCAGCGCATTGAGGCGGTGAGCGTGCCAGGCATTCCAGGCGAAGATCAGCAGCAGCACGAACCAGCCGGCGTAGAACGTCGCCCACTGAAGCGTCACATGCAGATCACGCAGTCGATCAAAGAGACTATACATCGCAAACTCCTATGGCCAGCGCAGGGACACAATTCGGGTACGCGGATAGACCCCCTCGCCCACGCGGCGCCCGTGGTTGCCACTGACGATTATTGGATTGTTGCGTTGCCAGCCGGTGACAACTCCAACATGGCCGCCGCCCCGCCGCGAGGTCACCGCGATACAGCCGACGCAGCCCGCCGACGCCGGCCGCCCATAGTGACTGTAGCTCGCGGCCAGGTCGGAGTGCGTGCCCCCGTTCAACAGTTTGTTCATGAAGGCTGCGCACCACAGATTACGCCGCACCCCGACCTGCGCCGCCGTCTCGCCCAAATAGGCTCGCGCTTGCTCGACCAGGCCGCCACTGAAGAAAACCGAGGGAGCGGCGACTACCCGGCGCACAACACGCCGATGGAAGTGGCGATGCACGACATGACGAACGTGGTGCTTGACGTGGTGCCGCACGACATGATGCCGGTAGTGGTGATGCACGACATGCCGCCGCTCCGTCGCGTTCGCCAAGGTGGCAGTCACGCAGATCGCACCCACGACTAGAAGTACCCACAGAGCAACCGACGCCCACCCGAATATTTTCCTAGCCATCACAAGTCCTCCACGTTGGGGATTTCCTCGAACGTGGCGTCTACCACGTCCGTCGCGCCTTGTCCGATCAACTTTTCCGCTGCGTCCGCCGTCAGGCCAGCCTCGGCTGCGACACGACGCACCGCTTCGACCAACTCCGCTTTCGTCTGCGGGCGCTTGTCGTCAACTGTGACCTTGTGTTCACTCAATGCGTGGAAGCCGGTGCGGTCGAGCAGCGCGAGTGCCGCCTTCAAATGATCCTTGTGCTGCTCATTGAGCGCGATCTTGATGATCGCCTGCACACCGATCAGCCCTCCGGTCTTGATCCGCTTACCGGCTTCCTCATTCATCGCTGCAAGAATTTTTTCGTCGTGCGTCAGTCGATGCGCGGTGACCCGCAGCGTGTTGGCGTTCCCCTGAAAACCGGCCGCCGCCACAAGCTGCGCTCCGTTGTAATTCGGGTGCTCGCACCACTGATAGACGAACTCCCGCTGAAGCGCCGTCAGGGCGCTCATGGCAGGACCATATTCCTCTATTTCGGTAAGTTCCGTTCCCATCGTGCCCCCGTTAGCACGGCGCGGTTCCATTGTCAAATCGCCGCGTGCGAGAATATTTGGAGAAAAAAGCGCACACGCCGATCGAAGGCAAGGGTACGCCGGCGTACCCCCCGGTCTTTTTGTTGCGCAATAATATTGCGCGACCAGGACCGATTTATAAATAATGTGTGTTATCAATGGTTTACAACGGAATACGCAAGATTATTGCGCGCAATAATATTGCGCGGATACCGCGCGGCGCAATAAAATTACAAGATTATGGAACATTATTCGGGTTTTGCTTGCGCGCAATAATACCGCGCGGCGCAATAAAATTACAAGATTATGGAACATTATTCGGGTTTTGCCCGAATGCGGGGAAACACGAGCACGGGGTACAGGTGGCCAGGGAGCGGCAGGGATAGCGCAACAATATTGCGCGATAGAATGCATAGGACATAGCACGATCACAAAAACGTGATATTGATCGGCGCGGATTGACTTATGGGTTCTATAGGCGTCATATGGCTCTTAGGCCAGTAGGCGACGACGCTGTACCGGCGCTCGCCTTAGCGGCCTTTGAGCCTTATTGACACCTTTAGGCCAGTAGAGCGATAGGACATGGCACAGCCACCTAAACGCCTAGCGCAATCCAAGGCCCGTCGAATACTCGCAGCGTCCAAGGCCGGCCTTGCTTCCCGGCGTATCAAGGTATCCCTGCCAAAAATAAAATTGCAAAATGAGGTTGACAAGGCATAAGGCATATGGCCTATGTCAACTATTGAAAGAGGGAAAACGACAATGCCCGACACAATGCAAGCGAACACCGTGCGCCCGTTATCCGCCATCGCACGCGGCATTAAGCGAATAAATGTCAGAGGTTGAACAAGCGGACTTAGTTAACGGGAGTTGACCATGAAAGACGCACAGGGACACGGCTCTAACCTTCGCGACTGGCCCTACCTTGGCATCGGCGCTTTGGCGGGCGCGAACGCAAAAATCCTCCGTCTCAATGCCTATGGGGCACGCTGGCACGTTATGATTGACGGCAAGGGCGTTGTTTTTAGTGGAACTACCAAAGCATCGTGCCGGGCCTATTGCCGCCGCCACGGTCATGCAGTGGGTGGTTGAGCCATGACCGCACACCGCGCCGCTTTGGAGGAATTGCTGGCAGACATTGATGATGTTACTGATAGCAAACTGCCTGAGATTAGTGCTGCTACCCTGAGCCGCGCTCGCCTGGCTTGTGGGGGTGTTAATCTCCGCAATAATCTCCGCAATGAGATTTTGGAGGCCGCCGCTTTGATTGCGGATCAAATCGACGATTGCCGGGGGTCTACTTACGACAACGGATGCACTGATGACGGGTACGGGCAGGCAAAAAGACAAATTGCGGATGCCATTCGTCAGTTGAAAGTGACCTAAACCAAGTAAGGAAAGCAGCCATGACAATGCAAATCATCCGCCGCAGTGAAACGTACAGCTTGACCGATGAAGGCCATATCGGGCGACCTGCTATCGGCATGGAGCCAAGCGGCAGTTGGCAATTCTTAGGAATTGTGCCGTGGCACGGCTTTGGCCCGCAATGGGGCAAATTTATTTCCTTCCGCAACCTGCGCGATCCTGACATTCTCGCGTCAATCGAGTGGTTCTATAAAAACGGCAAGCCACGCTATCACGGCGTTGACCGCGATCACGGCACACAACGAATATGGGGCAGCCCGAACGACCTATTGTGCATACGTTAGATTGCAGCCCTAGGCGCTCTATACGGGCGCCTAGAACGGCAATCAAGCCGACAAGAGGGAAACGACAATGGCACGCACTAGGACCGTGTTCGGGTCACATGCGAACCTAGCCCATGCGTGGGCGCAACAGACTGGCCAAGCTTACGGCAAGGCGTCCGATGGCCGGATGTTTTTTGAGGGCGCCACGATCTTCAGCTATGGCTACCACTTCCACATTGCGCGGTTTGTCAATCGCAAGCGCAAAGGCCAATGCGTGCTGTTCACCACTCAGAGCTATAGCAGCAGCACGGGCGGGCACAAAAACATTGCACGTTCCGCCTTGCGTGGCCTCAACGTGCCGGTGTTCAATGTTCATGACGTGCGCAATGATCCTACCGCTGCTGATATCAAAAAAGCGCAAGTCGAATTGAACAATGAGGTTGACGCCTTCGCCCGTTCCACGCCCTATGATCTTGAACGGCAGGTTGCGAGCTATCAGGCCAGCGCCGACAAGACTAACGAAATGGCCGAGTTTTTTGGATTGCGCCAGCGTGTCACCTGCCCGGCTATTTCGGATGAAGTCATAGCCAAGGTGCAAGCCCGCATTGCCAAGCGCGACTTGCGGCGGTCTGAGAAAACGGCACGGGACGCAATCCGCCGTGCTGCCCAATGGGCACGCGATAAAGCGGAATACATCGAGGGTGGCCGGCATGATCTATACGCCGATGGTGACCCGTCCCGCCGATGGGGCCTTAGCTCTACTCTCACGGATGATGAACACGCCGCGCATCTTGCTGCCTATACCATCATACAGGCGGACAAGGTTGCCGCGTGGCGTGCCGGCAAGCCCGTGGTATGGGGATGGAACGAGACGGCACCAGCCGGCACCATGCTCCGGGTGAAGGGCGACGATATCCAGACTTCACGCGGCGCCGAGTTCCCCGTATCACATGGGCGCAAGGCTTTCCAAATGATTGCCGAGTGCCGGGCCACGGGACGGTTTTGGGAAAAGAACGGCCACTCGATACCACTTGGCACGTTCCACATTGACCGCATCGACGCGGACGGCACCGTTCATGCCGGCTGCCATGTCGTCACCTGGCCTGAGATTGAACACTGCGCCCGCGAATTGGGGATCGTGTCGTGAGTGGCCGGGATTTACCAACTCTCAACGATACCGATAGGGCGCAATGGATCGATAACGATGAAGGGCTGTATAATTGGTGGCGAGGTTCACGCCAGTCTAAGCGGGCCTTCATTAAAGAGAACCGGGACGAGTTGGACACCGCTATTCGGCGCCAACTTTCCCCGCCACGTCCCGCCGATCCTTGGCGGTACAGATAACAAAAAGTGCCCGCTAGGGTAATACCTTGGCGGGCACTTAAACGCACCAGCGGGGCGAAGGGCTTGACTGGGATGGTGACGACGCTTGCCAGTCCATGAATGAATGGATCGTAGAAGCCCGCGCCTTGCTCAACAACCTATCGAAGGAGTGACCATGAGCCTATCACAATCGACATTTTGGGAACGCCTACTGGCGCCCGATCAAGCGTGGAAGGTTGCCTATCCCAAGGTTGCCGGCCACGTCCGCCGCTATCTTGTGGCCAACGTAGTCAGGCCAGCTACGATCGACACTACCACGCTGGCGGAACGGCTATTCGCTAAAGAGAACGCCACCACCGACGCCGGCAAAGCCGCACGCATACGCTTGTTCGCTGCGCTGCAGGCATTGGCACGGCATGACCTGGCCGACTGCGTATCCAAGGGCGAACCCCGCAAGGGTTCATTCGGCAAGATGGGGCGCCCGACATTGTGGGGCACCCCTAGCGACGTGAGCGAATTATGAGTGACATTCGCCTACTGGTTCTGATAGAGATTGCCCGCTGGCAACGTGCGGCGATAGCGGCAGTCCACGCAAAACAAGCCGCACAAAATAAAGGTGAACCATGACCAAAGACGCAAACGCCAAGCGCAAGATGTCGCCGTACAAACGCTACCATAAGCGCGAGTACATCTATTCGCCGGCGTATCAAAAATGGGCGGCGCAATTCCGTCCGACTAAGGCCAGTCAACGCGGCCACGACAAATGACCGGCGGCGAGTGGTTCGTCGTGCTGTTCATTGCCGCCGTGATCCTGGTGGAAGCGGCGTTCGTTCGCATTCTCAAACGGAGGGG